AAATGCACGAGTTGGTAAAATATAAGTTTCTTAAATTAAAACGCTTTATATCCATTGTAAATGGCAAATCAGTTATCTTAGCATTGGAGGATGGAATCTATGTTGATGTATCTACCGGCGAAATTCACGACATTAAAAAAGTTGAGCCTTATGATAAGATTGGATCAACAACAAGTCTAACCAAATCAGAGTTTATTGATTTTATTGATAACCTTATTGCTTGGGCAAAAGACTTTCTTGGAATTACTTTGCCATCACCAGAAGAACAACAAACAATTAATTATTAATTATGGAAACCTACCCACAAAAATTTATTGACTATCACGCCAAATATCCCAAAGTTTACGAGTATTACAAAGGAGTAATTGCTCAGCTAATCAATCGAGGATTCAAAAAATATTCATCAGATGGAGTTCTGCACATTGTAAGATTTACTAAGCACGATGAAATTAAGAAGGATGGATTTAAAGTAAACAATAATTACACTCCTTATTATGCGAGGTTGTACGAGGCTGAACATCCTGAGTTGAAGGGATTTTTTGCAAAAAGAAAAGTTAAACAAATTTGATAATTAAATAAATTTAATACATTTGCCAACGAAATAACCGCCAAGATGAAAAGAAACTTAAAAAATAACCCTCTATTGATGTTGCTTAACTTGGCGGTTGACAGCATTGATAGGGGGTTTAACTATTTATAAACTATGCAAAACTATTTAGAGTTTTTAGAAAAAAAGAAGCACTCAATAGGGGACTTTGGATTTGAAGCAAATTATGTTCCTAAAATTGCTTTTGACTTTCAAAAATTTATTATTGAGAAAGCAGTAAAAAAAGGTCGGATGGCAATTTTTGCCGACACTGGATTAGGTAAAACCTTAATTCAATTATCAATTGCTAAAAATATTATTGAACACACAAATAAAAAAGTGTTAATTTTAACTCCTTTAGCGGTTGCATTTCAATTTATTTTAGAAGCTGAGAAACTTGGAATTGATGACATTGAATATTCTAAGGATGGTAAGCACACTAAAAAGATTGTTATTTGCAACTATGAAAGATTGCACTACTTTGATTCATCTGATTTTGTAGGAGTTATTTTAGATGAAAGTTCAATACTTAAAAACTTTGATGGTAAAACAAAATGGTCAGTTACTGATTTTATGAAAAAAATACCTTATAGGATTTTATCAACAGCAACCCCAGCCCCTAATGATTATATTGAATTTGGTACAAGTAGTGAAGCATTAGGATATTTTCCTTACATGGATATGCTTACAAAGTTTTTTGCAAACAATGAAAACAATGTAAGACCTCAAGATATTGGAACAAAGTGGTATTTAAAACCACACGCAAAACAAGAGTTTTTTAGTTGGTTAAATCAATGGAGTTTGTCAATAAAAAAGCCAAGTGATTTAGGATTTTCAGATGAAAAATACGTTTTGCCTAATCTTATTGAAAATAAAATATTTGTAAAAAATGAAAAAAATTGGATTATTAATGGTCAAGTAATGATGTTTAATGGAATTGCTAAAACAATGAGTGAGGTAAGAGAAGAACAAAAAGGAACATTTAAAGAAAGATGTGAAAAGGCGGTCGAATTGGCAATGGATAAAACTTCTGTATATTGGTGTAATTTTAATGATGAGGGAGATTTGCTTGATGAGTTAGACAAAGATGCAGTTCAATTAAAAGGAGGCATGACAATTGAAAAAAAAGAAGATATTTTATTGAATTTTGCCAACGGAAACATTAAGAGAATTATAACAAAACCAAAAATAACTTCTTTTGGATTAAATTGGCAACATTGCAATCATACAGTTTATTTTCCTACATGGAGTTATGAGCAATATTATCAATCAATAAGAAGATTTTGGAGGTTCGGACAAACAAAAGATGTAACAGTTGATTTAGTATTATCGGATGGTCAAAAAAGAGTAATTGATACCTTGCTTTATAAAACTAATAAAGCTATTGAATTTAACAAATTAATTCAAAGTAACATTAATGGATTAGTTGATTTATCAAAAAAAGAATTTACAAAAGAAATAATCAAACCTAAATTTTTATAAAAAAATGGAAACAAAAGTAAAAGACCAATTAACCAAAGAAAACTATGCAATTTACAATGGTGATTGCATGGATGTATTAACAACAATAGATGACAATTCAATTGATTTATCTATCTACTCTCCACCATTTGCAGGATTGTATAACTATTCAAGTTCTGAAAAGGATTTTAGTAATTGCAACAGCAAAGAAGAGTTTATGGCTCAATATGAATTCTTAGTTGCACAAATGGCTAGAGTAACAAAGCCGGGCAGAATTAATGCAGTACATTGTCAGGATATTTTAACAGATACAACTGCTCATATTTTGTATGATTTTCCACACGAAATTATTAAGTTGCATAAAAAATATGGCTTTAATTTACATAACCGTATTACAATTTGGAAAGAGCCATTAGAAGTAAGAATGAGAACAATGGTAAGGTCATTAATGCACAAAAATATTGCTGAGGATTCAACAATGTGTTTTACCGCTATACCTGATTATGTTTTGATATTTAAAAAAATTGGCGAAAATAAAGTAAAAGTAACAAATCCAAAAGGCTTTAAAATTTATCATGGTGAAACTCCATTATTGCCAGCAATGGAAAAAAAATATGGTAAATGGGAACATATTTTAGAAAAGTATAAAAATGCTGACAATGATGGCGATAATCATTTAAAAAACAAATTAAGTCAAATTATTTGGCAAAGGTATGCTTCAAGTGTTTGGGATGACATTAGAAACGATAATATTTTACCTTTTAGAGATTCAAGAGAAGAAGATGACGAAAAACACGTACACCCATTGCAATTAGATGTAATTGATAGATTGGTAGAATTGTATTCAAATCCTAATGAAGTTGTTTTAACGCCTTTTATGGGAGTTGGGAGTGAGGTTTATTCTCCAGTATCGTTAGGCAGAAAAGCAATAGGAATTGAGTTAAAAGATTCATATTATAAACAAGCTGTATTAAATTTAAAAGAAGCTGAACATCGTTTTAAATCTTTAGAAAAACAAATTTCTGCATTCTAATTCATTTGCAGATTAAAAAAATAATCCGTAACATTGCAAAACCGTTCTTAAAATTTACAATTAATAGTTGTCGGCATACAACGAATAGAAATAAGCAATAGCAATATTGCATATACATCAAACCCTCATATTTTCAATGCCGTGAAAATATCGAGGGTTTTGACGTTAATAAACATTATGGAAGATATTACTTGGAACATTGATAACAATGACAATTTCAAACTATCAATTAAATTAGGCTCAGGAAAAGAGATAACCATTGAGGATTCTACACCTTCAGCAATTGTTAAAGATTTAAGTTTGGACGAACTTGAAGAAACAAACAAAAAACTATCACAAACAATTGCATTATTAAGAACAGTTTTTAAATAAATTATGAATTACATATCTCAAATTAATGGATTTTGGAAAATTGCTGAGGATAAACAATTTTCATCAAGTGAAATAGCTACATATTTTGCTCTATTAAATTACTGCAATAATCTTAACTGGTTAAATCCTTTTGTGTGCCATTTTGAATATGTTTGTCAAACTGCAAGTATTTCAAAAAATACTTTTTACGCTTGTATGGAAACACTCCACAATGAAAAGTTAATTGAATATACTAAGGGGATAAAAAACTCAAAAAAACCTAAAGTTTTTATTCTTAATTTAGAGAATAAAACTAAGAATAAAACAGGAATAAAACTAAGAACAGAAGAGGAACAGAATGAAGAACAGAAAGGGAACTTAAATAAACTATTAAACAATGAAACTAATAAACCTATAAACAATAGAGAAATTTATAAATTTTTCTCCCACCTATCTATTTCAATTGAAGAAGTAGAAAAAATAAAAGAACTTGGATTTACAAAGTTTCAAATCGATGAAGTATTGGAATCAATAGAAAACTACAAAGGCAATACAAAATATAAAAGTTTGTATTTGACTGCAAAGAAATGGCTGAACAAAGAAAGAATTGAAAATCCACCTCCAACAGAAGTTAAACGCCCAATGGTATATTAATTATGACAATAGCAGTAATAGAAAAGGAATCAAAACGTGAATATCTAATTGATATTTCCAAAGGTGGCGAAAACAAACAGACTTGCCCAGCTTGTTCTCACGAACGTAAAAAGTCAAAAGATAAATGTTTTAGCTACAATGCAACAAAGGAAGTAGGCAGTTGCTCACATTGTGGCAAAGCATTTTACAAGAAGTTAGAGAAATTAGAAAACAACTACCAAAGGATTGAATATAAACGACCGATTTGGAAAAACGAAACAACACTATCTGAAAAGTTGGTTAAGTGGTTTGAGGGCAGAAAGATTAGTCAAAAAACACTTTTAAAGGCAAAGATTACAGAGGGGTTAGAATGGATGCCACAAACAAATGGAAACATCAACACCGTACAATTTAACTACTTTAGAGATGGTGAATTGATAAACGTAAAATATCGCACTGGTAACAAACAATTTAAGTTAGCAAAAGATGCTGAGTTGATTTTTTATAATTTGGATGCAATAAAAGACCAAAAAGAAATAATAATTGTTGAGGGTGAAATTGATTGCTTAACTTTAATTGAGTGCGGAATTGAAAATGTTATTAGCGTTCCAAATGGTGCTACAATAGGCAGAAACAATCTTACTTACTTAGATAATTGCATAGACCTATTTGATGAAGATACAAGGTTTATATTGGCATTAGATAATGACCAAGCAGGGAATAGTTTAAGAGATGAATTTGCACGAAGATTAGGAGTTGAAAACTGCTCAAAGGTAGCGTTCAAAGATTGCAAGGATGCAAATGAATGCTTGGTTAAGTATGGAATGGATGGAGTATTGGAAAGCATAAACAACAAAATAGAGTATCCATTGGTAGGCATATTTACCTCCACAGACTTAAACGAAGAGATAGATAATTATTACAACAACGGATTGCCACAAGGAGAAACAATAGGCTTAGAAACATTTGATGAAAACCTTAAATTTCATTTAGGATACATCACAACGATTACAGGCATCCCAAATCACGGAAAGTCGGAGGTATTAGATTTTATTTGTGCATCGTTAAACATTCGTGCCGGGTGGAAGTTTGGTTTATTCAGCCCTGAAAACTATCCTTTAGAACTTCACTTTAGCAAGTTTGCTGAGAAATTAATAGGCAAAGCATTTGATGGAAATTACAAAATGAATAAGATGGAGTTAGACTTAGCCAAAGATTACTTTTCAAAAAACTTCTTTTTCATAAAACCCGAAAATGATTTTAAACTTGAGGATATTTTGCGGATGGTAAAAAGTTTAATTAGAAAATACGGAGTAAATGCCTTTGTAATTGATGCTTGGAATAAACTTGAACATAATGAAGATTCAACACATTATGTTTCAAAACAATTGGATATATTGGCAACATTTTGTGAAAGAAACATGGTGCATTGTTTTCTTGTAGCACACCCAACAAAGATTATGAAAGATAAAAAAACGGGATTATTTGAAGTGCCAAACCTTTACAACATAAATGGATCTGCAAACTTCTTCAATAAAACTCACAACGGATTAACCGTATATCGCAACTATGATTCCAAGAAAACAGAAATTTACATACAAAAAGTAAAATTCAAACACTGGGGGCAGTCAGGCACAATGTGTTCATTGGGATGGCATTTTATCAATGGCAGATATTATACATTTATTCCCGACAATACCAATTGGATATTAGGCGAAAAGAAACAAGTAGAAGCATTTGAACTACCACCAACCCAAATAAAGCCCAACGGAGCATTCGACACACCAATAAACAAAAAAGATAATTGGGACTTTATCACAAAGAATGAATTTTCAGATATTGGCAACGATGCATTTTAACAAACTGACAAACAAATAAAAAAAGTAAGGCTATAAACTGACAAAAAAAACTTTTAAAATTTGACAATTAAATAATTTGTATATTTGCACAATGGCAAAGTGTGTTAAAATGCGATAAAATGGCAATAGGCAAAAAATCAGGCGGAGGAAGTCGTAAAGGAAAACCAAACAAACTGACTAAATCAGTTAAGGAGGCTTTTGAGATTGCTTTTAATGAATTGCAATCCGACAAAAAAGCAAACTTGGCAACGTGGGCAAAAGAAAACACAACAGACTTTTATAGATTGGCGGCAAAGCTAATCCCAACATCACTGAATGCCGACCTTACATCTAAAGGCGAAGAAATAAAACAATGGACTGTTGTAATAACAGATGGAGATAAAAGTAAATAAAGTTTATTCTCAAGCATTAACAAGCCAAAAGAGATATTTAGTTTTGAAAGGCGGAGCAGGAAGTGGAAAATCTATTTTTGCAGTCCAAAAGTTAATTTTAAGAGTTACCTCAGAAAAAAAACATAGGATTTTATGTGTTAGAAAAGTTGCCACCACATTAAGAAACTCAATCTATCAATTGGTGATTGATAAACTTATTGAATACGAAATCTATTCAGAGTTCACCATCAACAAATCGGAAATGAGATTTACTCACAACCCAACAGGAAACGAATTAATCCTGCACGGTATGGATGACCAAGAGAAAATCAAATCTATTGCCGGGATTACATCAGTTTGGTGTGAAGAAGCCACCGAGTTAGACGAATTAGACTTTAATCAGTTAGAGTTAAGGGTAAGAGGTGAAACAAGCACCTACAAACAATTTATTATTACATTCAATCCAATATCAGAACAGCATTGGTTGAAAAAAAGGTTTTTTGATAATCAAGACAGCGAAACTTACATACTTAACACCACCTACAAAGACAATTCATTCTTAGACGAGGATTACATTCACCATCTGCAAGAAAGAGTTAAGGCGAACCCAAATCTATACAAAGTTTATGTTTTAGGTGAATGGGGCAAGGTAGATTTTGGAGGTGAGTTTCTTAAAAGTTGGAGTACAATAAAACACACTTCAATAGTTTCTTATGATCCATCACTTGCTATTTGGTTATCATTCGATGAAAACGTAAACCCTTATTTTCCATGTGGCATTTTTCAAGTTAGCGATGAGAATGAAATAAGAATGATTGATTGCATAGCACTGAAAAACCCCGACAACACAACAAAAGCAATGGGCAGGGCAATATTAGCCAAATTAAGACAATGGAGACATTCAGGCTTTGTTTATGTGTGTGGTGATAGTACATCGCAAAAAGACGATGTTAAGCAAGAAAAAGGATTTGATTTGTTTAGGCTATTGATAAATGAATTAGACGAAGTTAAACCTATCCGCAGAGTTGCCAAGTCAAATCCAAATGTACGACCATCTGCTGACTTCTTTAATGCTATTTTAGACTATCAAGAACAAGGGATTAGTTTTGTTGCCGATGAAAGTTGCAGAGTTGCGATTTTAGACTTTGAAAACACAAAGGAGGATAAAAATGGTAAGGTAGATAAAAAGACAGTTACAGACCCAGTTACCAAAGTAAGCTATCAGCCATACGGACACATAGTAGATTTAACACGCTACCTAATTACAACCGTATTCAGCAGTCAATATTCTAAATTCCAAACAGGATTAATCAAACCTTTTACAATTGTGGGCCGAGATGCAGAATACAAATCCACATCAAGATTTTAGTTACATAATTTGATTAAATAAAAAATTTTGTTACAATTTTGCATTATGGCAAGATTTTTAAAGACCTCCGATTATTCTTCAATTATCCAAACGGTTGACCTCAATCAAATTACCGAGAATGTAGTTCAGAATTTGTACGATAGTGAAGTTAAGGCAATCAGTAGAATGAGGACAAAATTAGTCCAAAGGTACATGGTTGACATTGAACTTGGAACGATGGATGCCTATTCATCAGCAAAACATTACAGGACAAGAGATAGAGTAATTGCAGGCGAAACGATAACCCACGTTAATGACTTTAATAGATGGGTAAAAACAACTAATTATGTTATAGGAAACATCGTTACTGATGACAATGGTTATGTGTACACAGCGATTGCCAATAGCACTAACCAACCTTTGACATTAACAGCGTATTGGACACCAATGACCAACATTGCAACCTCCAACGCTACTTATTGGGAGGTAGGCGATAATCGTTATCCTATGTTTGTTGAGTTGGCAATGGATATGACACTTTACAACCTACACGCAAGAATAAACCCACGCAACATCCCAGAGTTAAGAATTGAACGCAACAGAGAAGCCTTAGACCAATTAGACAGATGGGCAAGTGGCACAGATACAGCAGAAGTGCTTAACATCAACACAACAGATAGTACAGGGTATTCAATCAGATACGGAAATAGTTTAGACAAACAAGATAATTTCTTTAAATAATGGCTTGGTATAACGACATATTTAACTTTAATAAACCGCAGCCACAAAAGGCTAACATCCGCAAAACTATTGACTTTGAGCAGCAACTTCAAAGAGTAAGGCAGGATGCTCAATCATTCAATATTGCATTACAGGCGGCAGAAAGTCCAATGTACCCAAATAGATTCTTGTTGATGCAAACGTATCAACAGATTGTATTGGATGGGCAGGTGCAAAGTGCAATGTTGCAACGTAAGTCAAAAATACTTTGCAAAAAGTTTGTTGTTTGTGGCCCTGATGGTGAAATGGATGAAATTAAAACAGATTACTTTAATAAGAAATGGTTTTATGACTTTAGCAATTTAGCTTTAGATTCTATATTTTGGGGCTTTAGTTGTGTTCAATTTGGTCAGATAATTAACGACCAATATACCTCAGTTGAATTAATCCCACGTATTTATGTAGTGCCTGAATTTAGCTTAGTAAGAACAAACACAGCAACGGTTATTGAAGGCAAACACTTTGATGAGCCACCATACAATAATTGGTGTATTGGAGTAGGTGAAAAGAAAGATTTAGGTATTATGATGTACCTTGCACCTTATGTGATTTGGAAGAAAAATGCAATGGCAGCTTGGGCAGAGTTTGCAGAGGTATTTGGCTCACCTATTAGAATAGGCAAAACAGATGTCAGGGATGAATTGACACGCAAGAATATGGAGAATATGCTTCGCAATATGGGAGTAGCTTCTTGGGCAGTGTTAGACCTTAATGACAATATTGAATTGATGCAGGCAAGCAGAACAGATGCCTATGCAGTATTTGATAAGATGGTAGAGAGGTGCAATTCAGAGATTAGCAAAATAATCTTAGGTCAAACAGGCACAACAGACGAAAAAGCATACTCAGGCAGTGCGAATGTTCATGAGAATGTTGCCGATATGATTGCAAAGCAAGACACTTTAAAAATGCAATTTGTCATCCAAAATCAGTTAGTGCCAATGATGATTAGAAACGGATTTGACCTTGCAGGATGTACTTTTAAATATGACGATAGCGAAACAATGCCATTGGCAGAACAAGCTAAGATAGATGCCTCATTTATGCCTTATGTTAAGTTTGAACACGAATACTTGGAACATAAATATGGCATTGAACTGATGGATGAAGAAATGGAAGTGGAAACGGTTGCTAATAAACTTAAAAACTTGTATAAGTAGTGTGCGGATTTTGCGACATACAAAATATTGGTAAGGAAGTTGATCCACCAACACCATTTGATGAAAACGACTTTAATCGTTTCGCAAATGATGTATGGATTGGTGCGATTAATACGGATATTTTGCCAACAGGAATTTATTTAAAAACAGCAAGTTATTTAAAGGATGGAGTTGACTTAGCACCAATAGTTGACGAGGTATTGAAAACCGATTTACTAAATAATATTTATGTTTTTAGCGGTGCGAAGACATATCAACAAACAAAAGCATTAACATCATTGTTGGCAGTTCCTGAGTTTCAATCTAATTTCTATAAATTTAAAGAACAAGCAAAAAGCATCTTTAATGTTTACAACGAAGATTATTTACAAGCCGAATATCAGACAGCCAAAGCAAGTGCCAGGATGGGTGCAGAGTGGAAACGTATTGAGGCAGATGCCGATGTGTTGCCAGTGCTAAAATATCAGACTGTTGGCGATGGAAGAGTAAGACCAACACACGCTGCATTAGATAACATAGTAAGACCAATAACCGATGCTTTTTGGAAGCAATATTATCCACCAAACGGATGGAGATGTAGATGTACGGTTACACAATTAGCAGCAGATGACGAGCCATTAACGGATATGGCAGGATTTAACCCACCTGACGATGTGCCACCATTATTTAGAATGAACACCGGGCAGGATGGGTACATATTTAAGGAGAAAGGAAAGGACAAACATCCTTACTTTGACATTGCTAAGGATGACAAAGAGAACGCAAAAAAGAATTGGAATTTACCTATTTTAGTATAATGGCAAAGCAAAATAAATTCAATTTTAAGGGGATAGAAAAGAAAGCGAGAACTACTTTAGAGAATGCTATGGTAGAGATTGGAAACTCTGCCAAAAGTTTTTTTGTTGAAAATTTCAGAAAGCAGGGATTTGACGATAAGAATGTAGAAAAGTGGCAGCCAAGAAAAAAAGCAGATAAGAGGGCAGGTAGAGCAATATTGGTAAAGACAGGAGATTTAAGAAGGTCAATAATTCGTAATCCTGCAAATAGAGCAGCGTTAAGTATAAAGATTAGCACAGATTTAGTTTATGCAGCAAGGCACAACAATGGATTGAAAGGTATGCCCAAAAGACAATTTATGGGTGATTCTTACAACCTCAATGAAAGGATAAAAAAAATAATTGTTAAACGATTAGACAAAACATTTAAGTAATGCAATTATCAATTTATAACGATTTAAAACAAAGGATTAGCACATTAGCGGCACTTAAATATGTTGCACTATGGAATAATCAATTTGAACGTGAGGATGTAAACGTGCCATTTGGCTATCCTTGTTGCTTTATTGAGTTTGCAGATACATCTTATGTTGATGACCTTAATTTAAGACAAAGAGGAACATTGCAGATAAATATTCATTTAGGTTTTGAAAGCTACAAAACTGAGGACACCGATATTCTACAACTAAAACAAGATTTAAACGAGTTAATACATGGATGGAGTACACCTAACAACACCAAGTTTTTAAGGAGGTCAGAAACGCAAAATTTCGACCATACAAACATCCAAGATTATATTATTAGTTACCAAGTTACAGGATTAGATGTAACATCCGTAAATTTGCCAACAGCAGATGCAACAGTTAGCACGTTAATATTAAATGTAGACCCTATAATTGATAATAATACGATTAGAACAGGAGTATTAGCAGACGATGTAATATTATCAACTGAGGATGGATTTGAGATAACAACAGAAAGTGGTTATGAATTAGTAATACAACAATAAAAAAATGGCAAAGCAAAAAATATCAAACTTACCATCAGCCGCAACATTAACAGGTGCGGAGGTAGTAGTAGTCAATCAAGGCGGAGTAACTAAGAGGTCAACAGTTACAAATGTTCAAACAATACCATTAGCAGCCGCAGCAGCAGCACAAAGCACAGCAGATGGCAAACTATCCACCGTTGCAGTTGATGGCACAACAATTACAGGCAATGGAACGGTTGGCAATCCATTAGTGGCAGCAGGTGGTAGTAATTATAAAGAGTATAGAGGATTTTTAACTATTTCGGGAGGTGGAGTTACATTTACATCAATGAAAAATGATGTAGGAAATATAGTGTGGGCAGTAGTTGGAAATGGTGAATTGCAAGGCACATTATCAAATGCTTTTTTAGCTTCTAAATTTTATGGAATTAGCGGAAGTATGAATGGGAGCAATGTACCATACATTACAATTACAAGAAGAATATTTGATAGTGTTGTAGGAGTTGATATATTCAAGTTTGATGGCACAAGGTCAGGGACACCATTTGGCTCATTTTTTATTCACTTAATCATTAATAACTAATCTATGGCGAGGTCAGTATCTCAAATTAAGCAATCAATGTTAGATGCCAAGAATGCCGAAGCTGCATTGAATGGTCTAACATCTACAAGTCAAACAGCAAAATGGAACTTGTATTTTTTTATTGTTGCCTCCTGTATAGCTATATTTGAGCAGTTGCAAGATTGGGTCAAATCAGATTTAGAAACTATTGCAGCAACAGTAGCACCAAGCACACCACAATGGACACGCAATAAAGTATTGAAGTATCAAAAAGGCGATGTAGCACAATTAAACACATCTACATTTGTGATTGAATACCCGGTTATTAATGAAGCAAATCGAATTTTAACAAGGTGTGCAGTAGTTACCGCACCAAATAGAACGGTATTGATAAAGGTTGCAAAAAACGAACCACCAGTGCCAGTTTCATCAGGAGAATTAGCAGAACTTAATACATACATAGGAACTTTCAATCCTGCGGGAATAGCTTACATAATTATAAATGCCAATAGTGATAAGATGGAGGTTGCAGCCGATATTTATTACAACGGACAATATGCCAATGTTATTGAGGCGAATGTTACCACAGCCTTAGAAACATACATGGCTAATTTACCATTTAACGGAACGATAAGCACACAAGCGGTTGTAGATGCTATGCAAGGGGCAGAGGGAGTTGTAACCGTAAGTTTAAGCAGAATATTAGTAAGGCTAAACACAGCAGCGTATGGCACAGGCACATTGTTTAATCTATCCACAGGAATTGATGGAGTAAATTATCAAACTTATTCAGGTTATGTTGAAGAAGAAACCACCGCAACACATACCTTTGCAGACACACTTAATTACATTGTTGTATAATGATAATAAATACAGATAATTTTGCAATAAACTTTTTACCTTCAAAAAAAAGGTTGCCTGTTTATTCTGCTTTTGCGAGAGTTTTATTAAAGCCATTGCAGATATTGTACTCAACAATGTTTGGCACGTTTAAAAGCGGAAATAATGCAGCTAATTGGAGCAATGCAACAGCGTATGTAGTAGGCAACCAAGTGAAGTATATTGACAAAGCTATTTATCAATGTTGGGTTGCACACACCAATAAGATACCAACAGATACAGCGTATTGGTTTAAGATACAGGATAAATTTGTAGGTATTGAGCCGAGATTGAAATACAATGCACAACATCTATTGTTTGAGTGGGCTTTGAATGAGTGGTTTGGTACTACCTTTGTAAATTCGCCTGGAGATAGTGATATTTACATAGTTGGAAATGCTTTGGCCCAATCTGCTTTTTATGTAGGCGGAAACGAAACAAATTCAAGTTTAGCAGTTAAGTTGAATGGTGAGGCGGTTAGCTTTATTCAGGCGGAGAATTTAGCAAATAGTTCAATAGAGTTCAACATTTATATGCCCGTAGGAGTGTGGACAGCCTTAGATGCAGATGCTACGAATAGAGATAAGATAGTAAGACAGATTGCAGATTTGTATGTCTATGGCGGGATAAATTATGATATTATTACGTACCCTTAAAAAATAAAAACAGATGAAAAGAATAAAAACAACAGACATTACAACGAGTGCAGCGATGCCAGTTAAACAAGGCACATTAGACCATTTGCAGAGTGCTTATACGGAGATAGTTGGTGCTTTATATTTAAGTTCAAATAGAGTAAATATATTGCCTGAAATAGTGTATGGTTGCAAATTAACACAAGTAGGTAGTAATTGGAGTATAACAGCGGGAGCAGTTTTTATTGCTATAACAAATGAAATATATTTATGTGATGCAGCAAGTGGCACATTAGGAGGCGGTCAAAGTATTATAGGAACAATTACAACAACAAATGTAACAGCCGCAAATGCAGACCCAGTTGAATTTTCAAATGGTTCAAGTTATGATGTTCACCAAATAAATAAAATTGTTTGGTCATCAGGAACAAGTGGAGGAAGTGTAATAACTTATAATACAATAAAAAATTTACGCAAAGGTTATTTTCAAACATTAACATATTCATCCGCCTATCTAACAGCAAATGTTGGAAATTGGACAGTGCCAAGTAGTTCAGATTTTATTGTTAGCGTTTCAATTATAGGAGTACAGGCAATAGTAGATATTCAAATAAATAATTACACAAATACAAATAGTGCAGCAGTAACATTATCTTTAGAACTTATAGTGTCAGGATTAAATATAATTCGCAACACAATGTCAATAGGTTTTGTAGATGATTTGGGAGGTGCAAAAATAGCTCAATTAGAGGGTGTTGTTGGTACAAGAACAGTAAATATTACAATTCTTAGTGGAATTGATAATCCTACATTTACAAACTTTAACGCAAATGGTGCGGGTAAATTAAGAGGACAAATTACTTTAGAAATAGATAGTTTAACCTAAAACCTATTCGGTTTATCCTCATAATGTTTTGAGATAATATTTCTCACAAGTTCAGATTCTTTGATGCCAGTCTTTAAAACTTCGTCAAAGAATTTGGCTTTTGCAGTACCTCTCAAATCACAAGTTACTCTTGCCTTTTGTGCTTTTCTTTTTTCTTCTGGTGTCATAATTAAAAAAGTTGTTACAAATATAAAATAATTTTTTAGTAACGATTTATTTTTGTAACGTGATTAAAGAACTAAGCAAATTATCAAATATTTCTGATGGCGTTGCAACCATCCGAATTTACAAACACATTGGAGATGATGCCGACTTAGGTTATGGCGTTAATGGTGCTTGGATTGCTGAGGACATTGCAATGCTTAACGAAAGTTATTCAGACCAAGTAAAAACAATTAATATCCGTATTAATTCAATTGGTGGAAGTGTTGCGGATGGATTATCAATTGTTTCTGCAATTTTAAATTCAGAAATACCTTGCAACACATACATAGATGGAATGGCTTACTCAATGGCGGGAGTTATTGCTATTTGTGGTGCTAAAAAATACATGGCAGATTACGGAACATTTATGATGCACAATGCCAATGGAGTTCCAGACGAAGAAGTATTAAACTTAATCACAAATTCACTTGCTAAAATCTTTGAAAGAAACACAAATCTAACAATGGATAAATGCAAGGACTTGATGAGTAAAGAAACTTGGATGAGTGCAGATGAATGTATGAACTTAGGTATCATTGATGAAATAGTTGTTACAAAACAAAAGTCAATTGCCATGAATAGCAATATCTTTGAACTACAAAATATTTACAACAAAATATTAAACAAAACAGAAAACAAAATGATAAAATTAACTGAATTACTTAAATTAAGCAACGAAGCCTCTGAGGATGCAATCGTTGAAGCAGTAAATGCTAAATCAGAAACTATTGCCAACTTAGAAGCTAAAATAGGTGAACTAACAAATGAGTTAAACGCACTTAAAGAAAGCAACGAAGCAGCAGAAAATGCAGCTAAGATTGAACTTGTAGAAAATGCAATCAAAGAAGGTAAAATTGATGCAGCAACAAAAGAAATCTATTTAGTAAGCAATAAATCAAATGTTGAATTAAAAGAAGTGTTTGCAAAATTAAAGCCTGCCTACACTCCAATATTTGAAAACAAAAAAGCATTAGAAAATTTGCCAGCAGGAAGAGAAAGTTGGGATTTTGCAAAGTGGAGCAAAGAAGATCCAAAAGCACTTGCCGAAATGCAAAAAAACGATCCAAACACATTCAATTCATTAATAGCAAAGTTACCAAGTGAATTGTCAAATAACTATAATCCATTAACAGACAAAAGATTTTAATTATGGAAGCTATTTGGAACGCAAATCCTAACGTAAATATGTTGTTTTGCTTTGAAGATGGCAACTGCTTTGAAAAATTAAGTGATGCAGTAGCTTACAAAAGAACAACTCAAATGGATTATGAAAGAGTTGAAAGACCAAAAGAAAAAGAAGAAGTAAACGAAGAAGTAAAAGAAACTAAAACTAAAAATAAAAAATAAAAAATGGCAACAGTAAACAACCCATTTGGTGCAGCAGGTATTCTTACCATTGCGGCCACAGGAACGACAGCCGCAACAATAAGCAACCAAGTTACTTATGTTGCCGCAAAACCTACCTTAACAGGTAACGCAACCCTAAACTTGACATTGTCAAGTGAACTAAAGCCGGGTGCAATGCTTCATTTAGAAGTAGCAACAACAGGCACAGAAACTTTTACTTTTGGAACAGGAATAGATGGGCCAGTAGTAACAGGAGTAGCAGGTAAAACTTGGTGTCAATCATTTTGGTATGATGGAACTATTTTCTTGCCTTGTGGAGCAAAAATTCAAATTGATTAATAACTAAAAAATAAAAAATAAAAAATGGCACTAATTAAAGAAATATGGGTGGCAGATGTTCAAGAAGCATTAAATAGAAATGCTGATTTCCTGCCTTTTTCAATTGACGATTCTGCTTATGTAGCATTCGGCACAGTACACATTCCACAATCAGGAAGCAATCCAACGGTTGTAAAAAATCCTGCAACATTCCCATTGCAAATCAATGAGAGAACAGACACCGACAGAACTTACTCACTTGACCAATTTGCATTAGAACCAACTTTAATTACAAATTTGGATGAGTTGCAAATTAGCTATGACAAAAGACAATCAGTTTTAGGTCAGCAAATTTCAACGCTTACACAAAGAATAGGTGATGAAGTTGCTATTAAATGGACTGCAACAGGAGCAACAAACTTAATCGGAACAACAGGAGCAGCAGTTGCAACAGCTTTAGCACCAGGAGCAACTGGGACAAGAAAAGCAGTAACACTTGCCGATATTGCTTCTTTAGCTTCAAAATTAGACAAAGACAATGTTCCAAGAGGAAACAGAAAGTTGTTAATGTCAACAGATATGTTTTGGGAGTTATTCGCAATTAGTGATGTAATCAGAGCATCTTACAACGGATTCCAAAATCAAGGCAATGTACTACAAACAGGAACAATTGCACAGTTGTATGGATTCGATATTATGATGAGACCAGTAGTATCAGTATTTGCAAATTCTGCAACATCTCCTAAAGCATTTGGAGCAGCAACCGCAACAACTGACAATTTAGCTTGTATTGCATTCCATTCAACAACTGTTAGACGTGCTTTAGGTTCAATGACACCATTATACAATTCAGGTTCAAACGGAAACGGATTGCCTGAGTATTTAGGTTCTATTTTCAACATGGAAGTAATGTTAGGTGCTGCCATTGGTAGAGCAGACATGAAAGGTGTAGCTGCTTTGGTTCAGACTTGGGTATCTTAATAAATAATTAAACAAATAAAGGATAGCCATATCAGAAAAGGTATGGCTATTTTTTTAAAACATAAAAAATAATGGCACTACCAAATATACAATTTAACAGAAGTACATCAGGACTTGGGAGAGCATTACCCGGCACTGATTATGTTAGCGGACACTTACATTATTATGCAAGTGGAGCAACATTGCCAACAGGATTTAATTCAAGCGATAGAATAAAGAAAATATTTTCTGTTGCAGATGCAGAAGCATTAGGGATATTAGACAAACACTTAGGAGAAACAGCCGCAGTGGCAAAAGTAGTTATTGGTGGCACACCTGCAAGAGGCAACACAATAGAGATTACTTATGCAGGGATTGATGGATTGCTTACCGTATTAAGCACTTATACATTAACCACAGGTGATGCAGTAAGTGTTACCACCGCAGGAAATGCAATAAGAGATGCTATCAATGCAGGTACACAGATACACGGATTTTCAGCAACCGCAGCTGCAGGAACAATACTAATTACTACCACCGCAGGAGAGGGAATATACCCAAATTCAATAGCACCTGATTTTAGAGTAACATATTCAAGCAATGTTACAGGTGGAGGTATGACAGCAACATGGACACAGCCAACAGGTAGCGGTTCAACAGTATTAGGAGTTGCAGGATGGATTGATACATTACACTATCACATTAGCGAATATTTTAGGATTCAGCCTAAAGGTGAGTTGTATGTAGGTTTATACGAAGAAGAAGCTACCTATACATTTGAGGCAATAACCACAATGCAAAATTTTGCAGAGGGTTCAATCAAGCAAATTTCAGTATTTGAGAAAAATGTAGCATTTTCTGCAAATCAATTATCAGTATTGCAAGGTATTGCCAACGCAAATGAGGCAGTTTACAAGCCATTGCAAATCATTTTAAATGCTGAAATTAGTGCAACCGCATCAGTAGCATCATTAGTAGATTTAAGCACATCAACAGCGTTCAATGTAAGTGTTTGTATTGCACAAGATGGAGCAGCGTTAGGAAATCATATTTATAGGGCCACAGGCAAATCAGTTGGTGCAATTGGTGCTATGCTTGGTGCAATATCTTTGGCTAAAGTAAGTGAGAGTATTGCTTGGGTTGCAAAATTCAATATGGCATTATCAACAGAGTTAGATACCATTGCATTTAGCAACGGACAACTTTACTCATCCTTAGCAGATAGTCAATTTGAAAGCCTAAATAACTACTCTTATACATTTTTAAGAAAGTTAGTAGGTATTACAGGAAGCTATTTTAGTGATTCTAAAACTTGCATAACACCAGTAAGCGATTACGCAACAATTGAGAACAACAGAGTTTATCACAAAATTACAAGAGTTGTAAGAACAAATATGTTACCTGCTTTGAGTTCACCTTTAAAAGTGAATGCAGATGGCACATTGACCGCAGCAACAATTGGATATTTTGAAACATTGGCAAACAATCCATTAGTACAAATGGAAGCAGACGATGAATTATCTGCACACAAAATAATTATTAATCCTGCTCAGGATGTTTTAGCTACTTCAACATTAGAATTGACATTGCAAAATGTTCCTTTAGGTGTTGCGAGAATAATTAAAATAAACGTGGGCTTTGTAAAATCAGTATAAAATGGCAGCAAATTTAATTCCGTTAATTAACGGTAAAACGTATGAATATGCAGATATTACTTGCATAATCTTAGGAGTTCCAATCATAGGTGTTACCGCTATTGAGTATGGCGAAGAAGCCAACATTGAGAACATTTATGCAACAGGTCGTTATCCAGTGGCGAGAGGTTACGGACAAGTAGAGCCATCTGCTAAGGTTACAATATTAATGAATGAGGTTATGAATATCGTATCAATTGCACCACAGGGCAGATTGCACGACATACCTGAGTTTGATGTTATTGTTTCATTTACGGATGCTAACCTTATCCCAGTGGTTCACAAAATTAAGAATTGCAGATTTAAAAAGAATATGATTACATCTGCAAGTGGCGATACATCAATTCCAATGGAATTAGATTTAGTTATTTCAAATGTTGAATTTATTTAATACTTTTGAGCAATCAAAAAAATAAATTATGACAATCGAAGAAATTAAATCGAAGTACCCAAATTCAGACATTTGGACATTAAGTGTAAAATCAAAAAGCGGTGATCCAATAACCGTTCATTTGAGGGAGTTGGACAGATTAGCATTCAAGAGTGTTTCTGCATTAATTGCCAAAGATGAATTATTAGGAGTTGAAAGTTTTTTGAAAACATTGTGGGTTGGCGGTGATGATGTGAAGTTGATAACAGATGACTTTACAGCTTTGCGAAGTGCTGCAATCACTATCCTCCCAATGTTACAGGCAGAAGCAGGTGAGTTAAAAAAAAATTAAATTCTGCAAAGAGTTTATTGGAAACGGATGAGTTCGCACGTCAAAATGCACTTATCCGTTTTTATTTTAGAATTGAGCCAAACACATTGACAGATGATGAGTGGGCCACAGCGATTGAAGAAATAATGTTTGTTTTAAAGTTTAATGGAACAATACAAGAAAAAAAATGAATAATTCAGTAGAATACATATTAAGTTTAAAGGATAGGTTCAGTAGTGGCATTAAATCGGCAACGAATGAAACTGAGAAACTGAATGGTGCTATGGGTACTACTCAAAAGTTAGCACTTGGTATTGGTGCTGCTATTGGTGCTATTGGAGGCGGATTAATTGTAAGAGAAATTGTAAATGTTACCGCTGCAATGGAAGGCTTGCAAAATCAATTAAAGTTTGCAAGTGGTTCAGCAGAGCAAGGAGGCCGAGATTTTGAATATTTAAAAAATATTACAAAAGAAATGGGATTGGATTTTAAAACATCAGCCGATGCTTTTGCTAAATTTAGCGGTGCAGCAAGAGGCACAATTTTAGAAGGGCAAGGAGTTAGAGATGTATTTGAAAGTGTAGGTATGGCATCAACGGTTATGCACTTATCAGCAGAGCAGTCAGAGGGTGCATTTAAGGCATTAGAACAAATGTTATCTAAGGGCAAAGTAAGTGCAGAAGAATTAAGAGGGCAGTTAGGTGAAAGAATACCTGGAGCCTTTCAAATTGCAGCAAGAGCAATGGGAATGACTACAATGGAGTTGGATAAATTTATGGCAGATGGCAAGTTAATGAGTGAACAATTTTTGCCAAAGTTTGCAGCACAATTAAAGTTAGAGTTTGCAGGAGGAATGGATGATGCAAGTCAAAGTTTGAGTGCAAATTTAAACAGAATGAATAATGAATTTTTAATGTTAAAATATACATTAGGTGAATTATTTTTACCAGTAATACAAGGTATGGTATTAGGTATAACAAAATTAACAAGTTTTATAAAAGAACACGCAGTAGCAATAGCATTTTTAGGAGGTACATTAGCAGGTGCAGCAGGTGCATTATTACTTTACAATACATATTTAGCGGTTACTAAAGCTATAATGGTAGGCAAGTTAGTTTATGCAGTTTGGAGTTTAGCCGCAGCATTGGAGGGTACAACGGTTGCACAATGGTTATTAAATTCAGCAACAGCATTTTTTGCAGGATTGACAGGAGTTGGAGTGTTTTTGGTAGCAGCAGGAGCAGCCGCAGCATTAGCAGTTGGTATTTATGCAGCTAAATCCGCACAAGATAAATTGAATAAGTCAATGTCTGACCAACCAAGTGCTACAAGTGCAGTATCTCCATTAAATAAACAAATAGCAGGTAAACCTACTCAAACAAATAGCACAACATCTAAAGCAGGAACAAGTACAACAGCAGTAGAAAGTAGAGGTGTTCAAAATTTTAATATTTCAATCAATAAATTAGTAGAGCAAATTACACTAACAGCAACAACAATTAAAGAGGGCAAGAATGAAATTAAGGATGCGGTTGCTGAGGCATTATTGGCGGCAGTAAATGATTTTCAACTTTTAGCAACAAAATAAATATGGCAGAGTTTTTTTTACCACAAGTAATACAAAAAAATAACGAAAAGACTTTAATAAAGGGATTTGGTTTGCCATTGGTACAGCGTGCTATAATTGCGGCAAATACTTTATCTATAAAAACAGATAAACCCGATAAAACAAGTTACTTTGGCACACCTATTTATGGTTCGCTATTTATTGTAAAGCCTGAGTATAACATCTTTGAATACAATCCTTTTTCAAAAGTATATCAAGAAACACCAATAGTTGTAGCAAGTAATTATTTCGATGGCAAAAACGATGGATTATTATTGGACAACGTAATAATTGATGTTACACAAAATAGGCAAATTGTAACAACAGACATAAGCGGATTTAATCGAGGAACAGTAAAAGAGTTTATAAATAACGGAGATTATTCAATTAATATTCGTGGTTTTTTTGCAACTAAAAACCCTGACGAAGCACCATTGGTAGATACAGGTATTCTTGCAAGTTATTGCTCTGCTCCAGTTACTTTACAAATTACAAATACATTTTTAAATAGAATATTTACGGTCAACAATATTGTTGTTACCAACTTAACAATGTCGCAACAAGTAGGACTTAGGAATGTTCAATATTTTGAAATTTCAGCTTTATCAGATAACCCTTTTGACTTGAAACAACAAGATGAACAGGTTAATCAATAAGATAAAAATAACTCAATTGGGAGATGGTAGAAATGCTATCTATGAATGGTTTGAAATCAACAACATTAGGATTGAAAAAAGTTGGGATAAGCAAACACAAACAGCCACAATATTATTGCCGAGAAATTTAAAATATAACGACAAAAATATTTATGAAGGACAAAATCCATTGTTAAGGCGAGGTGATAAAGTAGAAATATTTGGAGGTTACTATCCTAATTTAACACCTTTATTTAGTGGCTATATTTCTAAAATTGGAAACAATGTGCCGGTGGAGATATTATGTGAGGATGAAATGTTTATTTTAAAACAATCAATAGCACCAAATATAAGCTATGAGAGTGTTAATTTAAGAACATTGATAGGAAAGATACTTGAGAACACAAACATCCCTTACGAGGCATTAGATGCACAAATTGGAGCAATAAGAACACAAAAGGCAAGTGTTGGATTAGTGTTGCAAAAGTTAAGAACAGACTACGGTTTATTTTCTTATTTTAAAAATGGAAAGTTAAGAGTTGGATTAGCTTATTATCAAGCAGAAAGTAACACAGAAACTATTTTGTTTGAAAGACAAATGATAGATACAGGCAACCTCCGTTACCTAAAAAAAGACGATGTAAAAGTAAAGTTAGAAGGAGTAATTATTAAAAGTGATAACTCAAGAGAAGAATATAATTATGGTGATCCAACAGGTGAACTTAGAACAATATTCCAATATGGAGGCACTAAAGCAGAATTAGATTTAAAAGCTAATTTATTTTTAGAACAAATGAATTATACAGGTTACTATGGTTCTTTTTTGACATTTATTGAGCCAAAGGTTGAGCCAGGTGATTTTGTTCAATTGGATTCTTATATTTATCCTGAAAGAAAAGGAAAATATGTAGTTAAGTCAGTTACATCAGAGATAGGAATGGGAGGCGGAAGGCAAAACATTGAATTAGAAAGGAGGATAGCATAATGAGCAATCAGGCAACGGACATAAGAGAGGCAATAAGGGCATTGTCAGGAATGGATGAATTGAGTTATGAAACATCTATCTGTAAAGTATTATCAGTTGATGAGCCTAATTTTACTTGTAAGTGTGAGCCTATTGATGGGAGTGCAGATTTTTTTGGGGTGTTGTTAAATGCGGATAAAAAAAAGGGATTTGTTTTAATTCCAAAGGTGGGCAGTTTTGTTGTGATTTCTCAGATGAGTGAAACGACAAGTTGTGTTGTTATGGTTAGCGAGGTATCTCAAGTTTATATTGCAGGTGATGAAAATGGGGGATTAGTAAAAATTGATAATTTAAAAACACAATACGATACAATGATTGCAGCTTTTAAAGCAGCTATTGGTGCAGGATTTGGAGCATTAAATGGACTTGATGGCGGTGCTTCTTTAACTGCTTTTAATTCAGCAGCAGCAAGTGTGCAAAATTTAAACAAAACAACATTAGAAAATACTAAAGTAAAACACGGAAATGGCGGCTAAAGATTTTTTACAAAACAGCGAATTTGATTTGCTTATAGTTGATGGTGATTTGTCTATTGGATTATCAGACGAAGACCACATAATTGACATCATTAATTCTAATCAAGGCGATTGGAAGGAGTACATCCTTTGTGGGGTTGGAATAGACAATTATCTTAATAGTTCTGGTCTTGATATTTTTTTAGAAAAAGAAATAGGAGTGCAGTTGGAGAGAGATGGATTCAGTCAGATAAATATTGATTTTAAAGATAACAATTCTTTTAATTTTTCAGTTGATGCAGTACGAAGTTAAATTTGGACAGACTATTTATGATGTTGCGGTTATAGTGTATGGTTCGCCACAATATGCGGTTAAATTAAGTGTTGACAATGGCATTGATATAACTGATAGCATTGTAGGATTAAGTTTGTATTTTAATGAAACAATAAAGGCAAATGTTGTGGCAAGTGCTATTGTTCAGAGTGAGATAATAAGCACGCCAAACAATAATTATTTTGTTAAGAGTTTGCAGAGTACGTATGATTTATGTTTGCAGTTTGGTTTTGGCTTGGATAGGTATGTAGAATTTGTTTCTACTACTGATATGAGTTTTTTAAATATAGATGAAAGTGGAACAACAATAGTAGTTACACAACAGAATAAAAATTTGCCAAATAATCTTAATTTTGCAACACAAATAGTTTATGACAATATTCCACCAATCACAGAGGGAATAGGAGTTATGATAATAGAAAGTACATTCATAGTAGGATAAAAATAAAAATATGGCACAACAAAATAGAAGTACAATAAAAACATTTTTTGAAACAGGTGATATTCCAACAGAAGCACAATTTGGAGATTCATTCGATAGTCAAGTATTTTGGCAAGATGATGTAGAAACAACATTGGGCACAACAGATACAAAAGTGCCAACAAGCAAGGCGGTAAATGATGCAATGGTTTACACCAAAGATGCTAATGATAATATTTTTTACAAAGGAGTTACTCCGACATTGGGAACAAGTTGTAGTAAGAACATATTTCATAAAACAGGAGGTGCAATAACATTGGGAAATGGTGCTATTGGAAATATTTTTGAGCCAACTGAAAACACAACTAATTTTGTTTTTGGTGCTAATTTAAGAAATGTAACAATTAAGGCAGGAAATTATCCAGCACATCCAACAATGGGAACATTAAATTTAACAGCAGGTGGATATGCTTTTCTTTACAACAAAGATTATCCTTCTGAAATATTTGTTGGTGCTAATGGTGCAGCGTTACATTCTTATTATGATAGTGCAAATGATAGATATGTAGTTACTAATTTAGTTACATTAGTAAGCATAAATATTGGAGGTGGAGGAACGGTTACATCAGTAAATGCAGGAACAAACATATCAGTAACAGGCACAGCAGCAGCACCTATTATAAATTCTCTATCTGACAGATATAAAACAACATCAACAACAAGCAATACAATTGGCAACGGAAGTAGAACATTCACCGTTGATGCTAACTTATCTTACATTCCTTTACAAGAAGTATTGATAGTTTATGACCCATCAAACCACATGCATGGAGAGGTTACGAGCTATAACTCTACGACTGGTCAACTTATTGTTGACGTTCAACATCACACAGGAGGCGGAACATTTGCAAGTTGGGTTATAAATTTAGATGGAACGCCAGTAGATGCAATAACAGGAGTAGGCACACTTAATAGATTAGCATACTTTACCGCAGCACAAGTAATTGACGATGTTGCAGCAATAACCGCAGCAAGGGCATTGAAGTCAGATGCCAACGGATTGCCTATTCATTTTGACACAGCAACAGAGCCAAGTTTAACAGAATTATCTTATGTTAAAGGGGTTACTTCTGCAATTCAAACGCAATTGAATGCTAAAAGAAAAACACTTCAATCAACAGGTTTAGGAACAGCAGTAACAGGAACAATCTCAAATACATTTTGTAAGGCAATGTTAGTACCTGCCAATACATTTGTGGTTGGTGATGTTCCAATGCTTACCACAAGAATTATAAAAGGAACAAGTGGCTTAGGAACGATTACAGCAAGGGTTTATGTAAACACAGTAGCAAATATTTCGGGTTCACCTATATTATTAGCAACAACACCCGCACAAATAGCAAGTACCCGTTCTTTTGCTACAATGAGAAACATCTCTATTGAATCTGCAACAGAAAGCATAGTTACTTCGGCAACAACAGCCAACTCAATTGAAGAAGCGGTTACAGCAGCAGCAGAAACAACAATGAATATAGATTGGACAATAGACCAATACATAGTAGTTTCAATTCAATTAGGTTCAGGAAGTGACAATGGTAATTGTAGATACATAATGATTAATTAATTTAGATATGAAAATAAATAATTTAGAAGTAACAAGTAATTTTTTTGAGCAAGTAGATGAAATATCTGTGCATTGTGAATTGGGAGGTTGTATAAGGCTTGTACATATTGTAGATACTGATTATGAAACAATCGAAGATTTAAAAAAGCAAATTGAAATTTTGACTTTCGATTAATTAATTATATTTGTCAAAAAAAACTATGAAAACTTGGAGAACATATCAGTGGGAAATATTAATAGCGATATTGTTAATATTTGCAATCAACTTAGTTATAACTAAGGATGCCTTTGGAATTACAGCTTTACTAATAGCATTTGCATTAGTGCTACATTTGTTTGCAATGGTATTATACGCTATAATCAATGATTAGCCACATTTACATATTAGTAATGTTTTCAGCGATTGCCAAAGCAGCGATGGACAAACTTAACTTTCATTTTTACGAAAGTATATTCGCAAAATTAAATCATAGATTTTGGAATAGTGAATATAGTTGGCAAAATAAATGGAGGGATGGAAAGCCTGAACTTGGAGAAGATTATCCATTTAGTTCAACATTGTTTGTTTTTCTCACCGATGGATGGCACTTGATGCAATTCATATTTTTAAACACTATTTTTTTAGCCTTATTTTTGATTGCCTTGCACGATTTTACAACAAGGGAGGCAATCGTACATCTGATATTATTAAGAGCCTTATTTGGCGTTACATTTGAATTACATTTTAAATACATTTTTACTCTTAGATTATGATTACATCTTCAATAGCATTTGGTATTGTTGCCTTGATTTTAGGCATTACTTTTGGCTTAGTAAAAATTATTTACGACATCATAATTAGGAGGGTTGAAAAACTTGAACAAAATGGATTAATAATTCACGATAAAGTTAAGGAGTTGGAAGCGTTTAACACTTACAAGATTGACCAACTAATCAAAGACTTTGCAGAGTTCAAAGCAGTGGTAACACAAAAATTACATAATGACGCAGGGTTTATTAGCGACACAAAAAACGCTATTAAAAGGATGGAGCCTATTATGCAACATTTTGAAAAAATACAGGATGAACACGAAGAAATGAAACTAACAATTAAACAATTAACAAAACAACTATGAAAATCGAACCAAGAAATTACACGCAAGGGCCACAGGCAATCTACAAAAACGGAACTTATAGAGTAATTGCCAACTATCCCGAAAAGAGGGAGGCAAAGCTAATATTAAATGGAGTTACTAAGAATATTTCATACGATGAATTATTTGAAGTATTATCTGAGAGTGAGGCAAATTTGAGGATGTTGGAGGAACAGGCAAAACAAATGAACGCAAAAACTAATTTATGAAACAATCCCAATTAATCGCACGTTACGGAAACCCTTTAGCCTCAGCAGATGAAAGAGGAAAATTTGAAAAGGCATTTATGACTATTTGGAATTATCCTTTACAAATAAGAGAGTTAATACCAAGTTTGGGAAAATCAATTTACATAAATAGAGATTTTCAACCAACTTATGAAAAGTTTTTAAATGAGTTAATTCGTAAAGGATTGCACAAAGAAATAAATTCAAATGATGAATGTTTTATGCCTCGATTAATTAGAGGTAGTAAAAAAGATATTTCAATGCACACTTGGGGAATAGCGGTTGATTTAAACCCTACACAAAACCCATTAGGATTAACAAGAACACAAGCTATACATAGAGGATTGAAACCATTTAGCGAGTTATTTCAGCAAACTGCAAGGGATTGTGGATTGATTGCTGGATATGATTTTGGTCGTTGCGATGGAATGCACTTTGAAATGTCTAAATTTCCTGCATAATGTGGCGAACATTTATAAAAAATATTTCGTTAAATACTTTAAGAGATTTTTACAGAACTTTTAGCAGTGAAAAAAGTTTCCTTAGTAGCAAAAAAATTGAGCGTAGTTTGTTTGTTACTACCATTCTTGCTATGTATTGGACTTACTTTATTTTGGTGGTTCTCAAGGCAACTATTACGGATTTTATTTTATTTATTTCGCCATTATTTATTGCAGCAGGATTTAATTTACTTCAATCAGAAAAAAACAAAAAAAATGAAAAAAATAATCCTGGTCCTACTGATAGCAACAACGATTAGTTGCAATGTCATCAAGAATTTGCGAAAAGAAAAAAGCAAAGAGGAAACTAAAACGGATCAAGAAACAAAAGTTGATTCAGTTGCTGAGGTCGAAAGGGAAAAGGAAATAGTATCAACTTTCACAACCGATACAAAGACAGAATTTTTCGATTTAAGCGAGGTTACAATATACGAGGTTATGAATGATAGTGGCAAGGTTATTAATCGCACCACAACGACAAAAACCAATATTAAAGGCAATATAATTGCAAAAGAAAAAGAGGATAAAAAAGAAACCTCCACAGAAAGCAAAAAAATAGATTTGTCAAAATCTGACAAGTCAAAAGAAAGCAAGTCAAAAAGCGAGGAAGTAAAGATTAAGGAAGTCAAGAAATGGTCATTGCCAACTTGGTTGTGGATAACATTTGGGATAACATTCCTCTTGTTTATCCTAATTGCAGTTTGGAAAATCAAAAAGAAATACTTTCCTTTGTAATCACATTTTTCGACAACTTTACAGGGTTATAGAAAAAAAAGAAAGCCACTTTAATCGGTGGCTTTTTTATTTAAAAACAATTTGTATATTTGTGCAATTAGTTTTCATAGACTGAATAGATTGTTCGGAAATGCCCACTTTAATAGTGGGTTTTTTCGTTTATAAACAATTATTTTTAAATAAATTTGTTTATATAAATATATTAATATACTTTTGCAAATAAATAAAAAAAATGAAAGAAACAATCAAAATCCAAAAAAGAGCCGAACAATTTAATATTAGAAAACGCTACAAAAAAGGCGATGTAGTGGTTATTAAAGGCGAAAAGCCACTGATTGCAACTGTAATTAGAATGGTTGCAAATGGAGTTGTAGAAACTACTTCACACAGCCAAATAGCAGCACAAGCATTACGACCTGCAACAAGTATTGAAATGAGATACGTTAAAGATAAAAGATGGGCAGAGATTGAATTTGTTGAGGATAAACCAAAAGAAGTTAAACCAAAAATCGAAGAAAAACCACAAAGTTATACTAATATGATAGCAGAAAATTTAAAAACAATTGACCAAAAGGATAAAAAAATCAACGATTTAGAAATAGAATTGGAGGTTTATGTTAATCATTCTAAGTTCTTGGAAAACCAAACAGCCAAACAATCTATTGAGATTAGGGAATTAGAGGCAGAAATCCGAAATCTAAAAGATAGGATTGATGCAAATAATAAGCATACGTTGCAATTATTAGATACTCAAAAAACAAGCAAAACATTTTACATTTAACAAGCAAAACATTTTACATTTAATGCTATGAAAAAACTAAATCAATTAACAGACTATCTTAACAACTTACTTTTAAAGTATGAGTGGTGTACATCACACCGAGATAGATACCACGTTCAACAGCCAAAAAAAGAAGAAAAAAAGATTAGAATCTGGCAGACTACTCACAACGGAATAACCACAAAATACAATTAATATGTCCAAGAAAAAAATTCAATACATCATTTCACCGATGCAAATGGCATTTGTGAACTCAATTATCTACAAGGCAACAGAGCCGAGTAGTAGCTTGAAAAAAGGAGAAGCATTTGGAAAGATATTTATCGAGAGCCATCCTGAGTTCAAGTCGTTTAAAAAGAAAAATGCTGACATAGAATTAGATGGAGAGTAAATCATTCATTAACTATGAATATAGCCTATAATGTATGATAAATCATTCTGATAACGTTTTGCAGATAGGCGAAGAAGCCGAAACGAGAACTTAATTAGAATGATAAACTTTAAAATTTAAACAAAATGTCAAATAGAAAAACCAACGGCTTTTTTGCCTATGTGTTGTTAGCGGTAGTGCTTTCTTCTTGTGGTGAAGAAACTAAATTCCCTAACAGTCAATCAAAATTTATAGTAACAAGGATTGAACCTAACAAAACGAAAGGAACAAGTATTTACTTAGTCGAGCCTATCGGAAAAATGGATTTGAATATGAATAATACTTGGTTTGTGGATAGTGTTGGTAAGTTCAATGCTGGTGATACGCTGTGTTTTCAGCATTACCGCTAACGGTTCTCAGATATATTTAGGTTTTCTTTTTAATATATACACTAAAATAACATACGAAGATGGAAAGTAAGAATAACATACAAAGTTTCAGAGAGTTCAATGAAAACTTGAATATATCTGATGTTAGAAGTAGTAAAAAAACTATTGGTCAAATATCTGATGAGATAGAGGAGTTAGAGGATATTAAGAATAGGTATGAGAGAAGAGGAGATTTAGAAAGAGCTTCTAAAATAGAAGATAAAATAAATATTCTTAAAAAAGAGTTTAAAGATAAAATATAGTTTTTTTATTACTTCTAACGTTTTCGGGCTTGGCGAAGTGCCGCTACTCGAAACTTAAATTTTAGCACTAACTGTCCTGCGGCATTTTGCCAAACCCGTGTTATATGAAGTGCCGACTTATTTACGATAAAGCTCAATTGAAACAATAAACAGAAAAACAAAAAGAAAAAAAAGCGATGGAAAAAATAAAATACGATTACAACTGCAAACATTACTTTGGTATTGTATCTGCCGAAAGCGAAGAAGAAGCAAAAAAAATATTGCATAAAGACCATACTGGGAATGGGGATAAGCTATGTAATTGGAGTAAAACAACAAAAAACGATTGTCAAAAAAAATGTCAACTAACTTTAAAAATAAAATAATATGAAAACAAGAATCTCAATTGACGTAAACGACCAAATGTCAGTGGTTGAATTAAAAAATGCTAATGGACACACTTTTACATTTAATCCAAACACACGACAAGGCGAAGAACTGCACGAATTTATAGCTACTTGTAAAAATCACACAATTAGCGAAATTGATGAGTATTGGAAAAAGAAAATAATTAGCACCTTACAGGACCTTACAAAGATTGCTAAAAGGTACGAAAAAGAACGACAAGGATTATATGAATGGGAATTGCCATTATTAAATGATGTCAGAGATATTATTAGCAATTTAGAAAAACCCTAATTGCTTTGAAAAAGCAAAAGCGGGCTGGCTATTTTTTATTTTTTCAATCACGAAACTGTCTTTGGAAAACGAATGCAGCAGCTTGCTTATAACGGTTGGGTATATACGAAGTACCCTAACAATAAAGTTTAAATTTAATTACAAACTTTAATAGGGTATTTCGTATATACCTTGTTATAACCAGTGCGAAATATGGAAACGAAAATTAGTAAAACAGGAGAAGGTGAACTACTGATACATAAGTCTGATGGTAAAGGTGGTTACATCAACTTAATAATTGATGAAGATGGTGATATTGAAATAATGCACATTCCATTAGACAGAAGTAAAACGTGGAATAAATTTGGTGTATCAGTAGATGAAGCAATTAAATTTTGGAACGAGAACTAAGCATTGGTTATAACGAGTTGCGGCTTGCCGAAGTGCCGAATAGCAGAAACTTCGGATTTGAGCAGGAACTTTCTTGCGGCATTTTGGCAAACCGCTGTTATGCGTATGTGCCGACTTGTTTAGCAGAATGTTCATTTGTAAACGGAATAGAAATTTTTAATTAAACCATAACGAAATGACAAAAGATTGGACAGGTAACAAAGTGAGTTACATTACAACAAATGGATTTGCAAATAATCGTGATTACGAAAGAGAAACAAACGATTATTATGCAACCGAACCTAAAGCAGTAGAAATGCTTTTAGAACTTGAAGATTTTGCAAAGTTGCACGTTTGGGAGTGTGCTTGCGGAGAAGGTCATTTATCAAAGGCAATGCAAAATAAAGGCATAACTGTTTATTCTTCTGATTTGATAAATAGGGGATTTGGCAATCAATATGATTTTTTAAGTGCTGATAATAAAGAATGGAAAGGGCATATCATTACAAACCCACCATACAAATACGCAAAAGAGTTTATTGAAAAGGCACTTGATATAATTCCAGAAGGTTGTTTAGTTGCTATGTTTTTACCTATTAGATACACAGAAGGGAAAGCACGTAAAAAATTATTTGAAGCACACCCACCAAAAACGGTTTATATTTCAAGCAGTAGGTTAAAGTGTGCTATAAACGGAACTTTTGACCAAATGAAAGGTAGTGCAACTTCATACGCTTGGTTTGTGTGGCAAAAAGGCTTCAATGGAACGACAGAACTCAAATGGTTTAATTAAAAATTTCAAACGAGAATGTCAA